CTGGATACTGGGCCCCAGGTTAAAAAGTATGATTAATAGTAAAACATTAGCAATGGTTCTTGATAAACTTCTAAAAAAAATCAGAAGTTGCACAAAATGCAAGAATACAAGTTCAGATGCCTAACGGTGATTTACATGACATTACAGAAATAAAATTAATGGAAAATATGTTAATTGGTCCATTTGAAACTCATAGATTAGTGTTGGTCACTGAGCCACAAAAGCATAAAATGTCTAAAGTTATACGTTCATCACAAGTGGTATAGTTACGTTGGGTTTTTCATGAAACCAGAGTCAAAATTTTGGCAAGAAGTTAAAAAAAATATTACAGGAATTTCTTTCACAAGGCTTGAATCTTGGGCCTCTGCTGGTGTTCCAGATTTGTTATGCTGCAATAAAAATGGAAAGTTTTTTACAGTAGAGCTGAAAGTAACTTCCAGTAAAATTATACGTTTCAGTCCACATCAAATTGCATTTCACGTGAAGCATCCACACAATACTTTTATCTTAAAAAAGGCCCTCGGTCCTTGTGCCATAAAACTTTATAGAGGATCCGATATCATGAAACTTGTGGGCCGTGAACCATGTGCCCCGATTGCTGACTCCTGGGCCAAGATTCAGGAATCCTTTGTCAATGTGACATAACGTCGCACCCAACTAAAAACTTGTGGGCGGGTCCCACCCCGTGTGCCTTGAGCCTTGGCTCTTGGACCACTAAACACTTGTGGGCGGGTCCCACCCGGAAATAAAAAAACCGTGTGCCTGCGCCTTGTGCCTGCTTGCTGCTTGCTACCGTCGCCTGCTTGCGCCTTATAATTTTTAGTTTTTATTTTTGGGAGATTCAGGGCCTCCAGGATAGAGGCCCCGTTACAACGTAGGAAGATCTAAATATTACTGTTTTGTATTTCTTCAACCGTGGTTTCTGGATCAAGGGCCAATGAGATCTTCTCTTTCAAATTGGCGCTATCCTCCTGGATACCCTCAGGCGGCTGTTCATCTATGTTAGAGTCTAGCCATCTAATGACATACTCTAGAATCGCTTTTTCTTTTGTCATTAAGCTGCATTCTCCTTTGGAAATTTATCTGCAAGGTCTAGCCTTCCAGAAGTCAGCAGAAGGGAATCCCCGCCGCTGCTGCCGTGAGGTTCTCTCCATACATCAAAATAGTCTCCATCCTTCTCACGTCTTAAACGTGTTACTATTTTACCCTGCCAGCTCTGCGCCTCAACTCTTAAAGAGTGATGCGCTCTAGCTGTAGGCTGAGTCTTTCTTGCTGACTCAGATATCTTTCCGTAAAAGTGACTCATATTACCTCCTCGATTAAGTTGTATAGATTTTGAAATTCTTCTCTCGCACTCGTGTCAGAAGAATCCCAATCCACAAATGTATTGATTAGGATCATTTGCTTAAGCTTGGCTAATTGCTGCTCTAGCTTGCGATTATCCACAATCAAAGTATTGATGGCCTTGTCTAACTCATTCACTGTTTTTTCCATTTTTTACCTTTCGTTATTGATTCAATTATATCCTACATTCTCCCATCTTGTCAAATCTTATTTTATGTCTTGTTGCCTGTTCCTTGATTCATGGCCCGTGCAACCTGAGGTTATGTCAATGCGACATATTGTCGCAGGCCCACTAAACACTTGTGGGCGGGGCCCACCCGAAAAAAAAATAAAAAAATTAGAGCTTGCTTGCGCCTTATATATTTTAGATTTTTTATTTGGAGTTTTGGCGCCCTTGGTCAGGGCGCCGTTAGAATTATTCTTCCATAACTTGAACTATGATAGGGGGTTCGTGATTAATAAATTCATCCATCCTCTCCCAGTCAGCTTGGTTTTCTAAAGCTATTTCCTTAGCTTCCTCTTCAGTTGCAGCTTCCACAGTATAAGTAAATTTTTCTTTGTAGTAGGCCACAATGGTGTAAGTTTTTTTAGGCATCAGCAGACTCCTCTGGTTGGAATTTTACAATTACATGCATTCCATCTTCATGCTCTGCAGTAACTTCAAAATCAACACCAGACTTTTCTAGAACTTCTAGAACTTCTTCTTTAGTCATTTGTTTTCCTTTCGTTATTTGGGTAGTTTTGGGAAAATCCCCTTGGCACTACCCAAGCCGTGTATATCTCATTATAATGCATTGACCTGAACTCTGCAGGTATTCCCAAGTAATGAGATAAATATAACTGTATATTAATTTAACATTCATGTACATGCGACATAGTGTCGCAGGTACACCAAACACCTGTGGGCGGGGCCCACCCATAAAAAAACACTAAACACTTGAGGGCGGGTCCCACCCGTAGAAAAAAAAATAAAAATAATTAATTTAGAGCTTGACAGTATAGGATAACATAGGATATAATATGCGAAACAAACAACGAAAGGAAAAAACATGAGACCAATAAGAAAACAAGAACTTGATTATTTACATCAACTTATAAATAACAAGTTTAATGAAAAACAACAGGCGATACGTTCACAGTGTGAACTTGAAGTTGGAAAACAATTAGAGACAAGCTTTGATAAGTTTGTTTCTACCTTAAGACTTGAGAAGCTTTTAAAAGAAGCTGAACAAGCTGAAAAGGACTTTGAAAACTTTAAGCTTAATAAAGATAACAAAGAAACTGAACTATCTATAATGGCCTCAAAGAAAAGAAATGCTTTATCTGAAAAGGTTAATCAGTGGTCAAATATTAGAGACTGGTCAATTTCTAGTAGACATGACAACGTAGATGAAGTTATTAGTAATCTAAAAAAAGCATGTAGACAAGAACTTGAAGAAAAATATAAAAACTCTGAAAAGGGCAAGTTCTTTAAATATCTACAAAATGGAATAGAGGACGCAAAAAATACTTTATACTCTGGTTTGTCCATTGATGACGTTTGGAAAAATTTAGAGAATATATTTGATAAGGCACAAATTGAAGTTCGTGTGCCGAAGTCCTTTACACAAATTGCAAAATAATTCTTTTCGTTAAGAATAGACAACGCCCATACAACTGGGCGTTGTTTTAAAAAAAACACTAAACACTTGTGGGCGGGTCCCACCCGGGAAAAAAAGAAAAAAAATAGCGCCCAGATTTCCGGGCGCTATTCTTAAAACTATTCTGATATTGTTTCTAGATCATCAAGCGAGTTGTCAGTGCCAGTCATGTAGTTGGCCTTGAACTCGCACTCTTGGACTGCTGTCCCTGTCTCAAGAGACAGGGAACATGCAACAGTTTCAGTTAAATTAATATCTAGTTCCATATTAATTCCTAACTTTAAGACTGTCAGCAACCATTGACGCCTTAACTTTAGCCCAGTGAGTAATAAACTTATGTCTCGATTCATTACCCACGTTTGTTTTATAATTGATATGGTCAGTCATAAACTTCTTAATAACTTCCCACTCAAGTTCTTCTCTGAACAATTTAACATTTATTTCTTTTAGAAATTTAATTCTAAAAAGAACTTCATCTAAATTCTTTTCAGTAATTTCTCTAAGCTGTAGTGTCATCATTGTCCAAGCTAACTGACTAGCGTTCTCGTGTTGCTCATCAGTGAACTTATCTATACCTGCTACTTCAGTATAGTTGTACTCTAGTGCCATGTTATTTCTCCTTTCGTTAATTAAAAATAGATTATCAAATGAAATAAATCTTTATACAAAATAACGCACTGACTTGTGTGTTGCATATATGACACGCTATTAGTAGTGGTGGCTGACTAACTTTATAGTTGTATCACACTAAACACATGAGGGCGGGTCCCACCCAAAGAAAAAAGGAAGAGGTCCCATGGGGTTGGCAAATACCTTTTAAGCAAGAGGGGGGGAGGGGGTAAAACAAAAAAAGGGGTCCCAGACATTACCCTTTAGTGCTGGATTTATACACCCGGGTAGGGTATAAACTTTTTAAGGTACCATAATTAACATTATGCTTGATATAGAAAAAATAAAAAATTTAAATAATATAGCTGACCCTAAAGTAAGAAAGGAAACAAAATTAAATGTTTTGTATCGTATAGAAAAGGCTAGAAAAAATAATATAAAAAATAATTTTTTAGAATTTGTAAAATACATTTGGCCAGATTTTATTGAAGGCTTTCATCATAAAGAAGTAGCAGATAAATTTAATAGATTACAATCTGGTGAATTAAAAAGATTAATTATTAATATGCCACCTAGACATACAAAATCTGAATTTGCTTCTTACTTTTTACCTGCTTGGATGATAGGAAATAATCCTAAACTAAAAATTATTCAAGCAACTCACACTGCAGAACTCGCAGTACGTTTCGGTCGTAAAACTAAAAACTTGATTGACTCAAATGAATATAGAGAAATATTTAATACAAGATTACAAGAAGATTCAAAAGCCGCGGGCCGTTGGGAAACGGATCAAGGTGGTGAATATTTTGCTGTCGGTGTCCAGGGTGCGGTGACCGGTAGAGGTGCTGATCTACTCATCATCGATGATCCACATTCAGAGCAAGATGTAAATTCAGCCACAGCTTTTGATAAAGCATATGAGTGGTATACTTCAGGACCCCGTCAGCGTCTTCAGCCTGGTGGACGTATTGTTTTAGTTATGACTAGATGGAGTACAAAAGATTTAACAGCACAACTAATCAAGGCTCAAGCAGCAGAAGAAAAAGCAGATCAATGGGAAGTGATAGAGTTTCCTGCGATCCTTCCATCAGGTAAACCAGTATGGCCAGAATATTGGAAGCTAGAAGATTTACTTGCGGTTAAAGCATCTGCTGGTATTGCAAAATGGAATGCTCAATATATGCAAGATCCAACTGCAGAAGAAGGAGCAATCATTAAACGTGAGTGGTGGAGAGATTGGGAAGAAGAATATATTCCACCTCTTGAACATGTCATTCAATCTTATGATACGGCATTCATGAAAAAAGAAACCGCGGATTATTCTGCAATCACAACCTGGGGCGTGTTTCATTTAAATGAGGACTCTGGTCCACAATTAATTTTACTAGATGCAAGGAAAGAGCGTTTAGAGTTTCCAGAATTAAGGCGCCTGGCCCACGAACAATATATGTATTGGCAACCTGAAACTGTTTTGGTTGAAGCTAAAGCATCAGGACTTCCATTAACTTATGAACTTAGAAGCATGGGTATACCCGTTGTTAATTTTTCACCAAGTAAAGGTAATGATAAACATGCACGAGTGAATGCTGTTGCACCTCTATTTGAATCTGGAATGATATGGGCGCCTAAATCTAAACAGTTTGCACAAGAGGTTATTGAGGAATGTGCATCCTTTCCATATGGAGATCATGACGATTTAGTAGATTCTATGACACAAGCTGTTATGAGATTTAGACAAGGTGGCTTGATTTCTCACCCAGAAGACTATAGAGATGAGGAACTTCCAAGAACAGAGAGAAGTTATTATTGATGAAAAAATTAACAAGAACAATACCACCACTAAGAGGACCTAACCCACAAGGGTTGAATGTTCCAAATAAAAAGGTTATATTAACAAATTCAGGAAAATTAAATGGCAACTATAGACAAATCACTTCCAAACGAAGTTAGAAAAACTATTGAGATTGAGGGGCCAGAAGCTTCAATAGAACAAACTATCGAAACTCAAGAACAGATTCCTTCTCAAGGAGATACAGAAATTACACCTATGGAAGATGGTGGTGTTGAAATTAATTTTGAACCAGCAGCTTTTAATCAAGAACAAACTCCAGATCATTTTGCAAATTTAGCAGAACTATTACCAGAAGAAGTTTTAATGCCATTAGGTTCAGAACTTTTTCAAAACTATGAAGAGTATAGATCTTCACGTCAAGATTGGGAGACTGCTTATACTGATGGTTTAGATCTACTTGGATTTAAATATGAAAGAAGAACAGAACCTTTTAGAGGAGCTAGTGGTGCAACTCACCCAGTTCTTGCAGAAGCAGTTACACAATTTCAAGCTTTAGCTTACAAAGAATTATTACCAGCAGACGGACCGGTGCGAACTCAAGTTGTTGGATTAAACGATAGACAAAAAGAAGATCAAGCAAATAGAGTTAAAGACTTTATGAATTATCAAATCATGGATCAGATGAAAGAATATGAACCTGAATTTGATCAGATGTTATTTTATTTACCATTATCAGGATCTACATTTAAAAAAGTTTATTATGATTCTTTACTTGAAAGAGCAGTTTCAAAATTTATACCTGCAGATGATTTAATAGTTCCTTATTCTGCAACATCATTAGATGATGCGGATGCTATAATGCATGTCATTAAAACAACTGAAAACGATTTAAGAAAACAACAAGTCAATGGTTTTTATAGAGATATAGAATTATCTCCTTCAATGGATAACGTAGATAATCAATTAAAAGCCAAAGAGAGAGAATTAGAAGGAATTAGAAAAGAAAAAAATAATGACATCTTTACTTTAATAGAATGTCATGTAAATTTAGATATCGAGGGCTTTGAAGATCGTGATCCCAACGGGGAAATAACTGGAATTAAACTTCCTTACATAGTGACGATAGAAGAAGGCTCTCGTGAAATTTTATCTATTCGTAGAAACTATAATATTGGAGATCCTAGAAAACAGAAGATCCAATATTTTGTTCACTTTAAATTTTTACCAGGACTTGGTTTCTATGGCTTTGGATTAATCCATATGATTGGTGGATTATCTAGAACTGCTACATCAGCATTAAGACAGTTATTAGATGCTGGAACATTATCTAATTTACCATCAGGATTTAAACAAAGAGGTATTCGTGTCAGAGATGATGCACAACCTATTCAACCTGGAGAGTTTAGAGATGTAGATGCTCCTGGAGGAAACTTAAGAGATGCATTTATGCCTTTACCATTTAAAGAACCTTCACAAACTTTATTACAATTAATGGGTGTTGTGGTTCAAGCAGGTCAACGTTTTGCTTCAATTGCTGACATACAAATAGGGGATGGAAATCAACAAGCAGCAGTAGGTACGACGGTGGCTTTATTGGAACGAGGCAGCAGAACAATGTCTGCAATTCACAAACGATTGTATGCTTCAATGAAACAAGAATTTAAATTATTATCTAGAGTGTTTGCACTCTACTTGCCTCCAGAATATCCTTATGATGTTGTAGGTGGACAAAGAACTATTAAACAAACTGACTTTGATGACAGAGTAGATATTGTTCCAGTTGCTGATCCAAATATATTTTCACAAACTCAAAGAATTAGTTTAGCACAAACTCAATTACAACTTGCTCAATCTAATCCACAAATTCATAATTTATATGAAGCTTACAGAAAAATGTATGAAGCTTTAGGAGTTAGAGACATAGATAAAATTTTAAATGTACCTCAACCACCAGCACCAAAAGATCCTGCATTAGAGCATATTGATTCTTTATCAGGACAACCGTTCCAAGCATTTAGAGGACAAGATCATAGAGCTCATATCACTTCACATTTAAATTTCATGTCTACAAACATGGCAAGAAATAATCCAGTTATTATGGGTGCATTAGAGAAAAACATTTTTGAACATATTTCTTTGATGGCTTTAGAACAAGTTGAAATAGAATTCACAACTCAACTGCAACAACTTCAACAATTATCTCAAGATCCAATGGCTGCACAGAATCCTCAAATGCAAATGCAAGTTCAACAACTACAAATGCAAATTGAATCTAGAAAAGCAATATTGATTGCTGAAATGATGGATGAATTTATGAAGGAAGAGCAAAGAATTACATCACAATTTGATAATGATCCTATCGCTAAATTAAAATCACGTGAATTAGATCTTCAGGCTCAAGAAAATGCTAGAAAATCTAAAGAAGGACAAGAGAAAATCAACCTTGATAAGATGAGAGCCATGATGAATCAGATGAATACACAAGAAAAACTACAACAAAATGAAGATTTAGCTGAATTAAGAGCTGCAACTTCAATTGCAAAACAACAGTTTTCTGATATGAACAAGAAAATACAATAATTATTGTTAAAAACTAAAAAAGGAGTATATTATAACTATGAAAATGAATTCAAAACAAAAAAAGATTGGTAAAGTAATGAGAGAGTTCAAAAAAGGTGAACTTAACATGGGTCAATCAAAAGAAAAAGTAAAAAACCCTAAACAAGCAATTGCAATTGCTTTGTCTGAAGCAGGAATGTCTAGAAAAAAAATGGCAATGGGTGGTTCAGTAAATAATAATTTATCATCAGAGAGATCTACATATGGAAATCAAGTAGATTTTGCACAATTCACACATTCAGATGGAACTTTAAAAGGTGGAATTGATGTAGAAGTTTCTAATCCACAAGAAACACAAGTAGAGCCAGTGGGTGGACAAAAAAGAATGCTTCCGGAGAAAAAAAGATCAGCTAAGTGGTATTAAACCATGATTCAAATGTTAGGAGCTGTTGCACCTTTAGCTAAAATTCTATTTAGCACAATTGAAAAATCAGTTCCTGATAAAGATTTACAAGCAAAATTAAAAGCAGATTTACAAACACAATTACTACAATCTAATACACAAGAATTAACTGCTGCAGCAAAAATTATTGAGGCAGAGGCCAAAGCGGGCTGGTTCGCTAGCTCGTGGAGGCCCCTTTTAATGTATGTATTAATATTTATTTTAATATGGAATTATGTATTAGGACCCGTTATACTATTTTTTTTCAAGGCTTCTATAACTATAACTCTTCCAGGAGATGTTTGGACACTTCTTCAAATAGGTCTTGGAGGTTATGTCGTGGGCAGAAGTGCAGAATCGGTGGCACGCACTATGGCGAATAGACCGGCAACTAGTAAAGAACAAGAAAACGGATAAGGAGATAAAATGAGAAACGATTATAAAATAAGACCAAGAATAGGTTTTAAAAAAGGTAGTTTTCCAGATTTAAATGAAGACGGACAAATTACTAAAGCAGATATTTTAAAAGGAAGAAATGTTCCTGGATTTAAAAAAGGTGGTTATGTAGATATGTCCGAAGAACATGAAGGCATGGAATCTAAAGCTGAAGAAGCTAAAGAATATGCAATGGAAGCAAAAGGATATAAAGAAACTAAATCCGGCAAAATGTTTAAAAAGAAGAGGAAAAAATAATATGCCTAAAGAAAAAAATCCTTTTGCAAAACTATCTAAAGCAGATTTGACAGGAGAAGAAAAAACAGAAAAGTTTAAAGAGTTAGCTAGAGCTCTTAAAAGTAAAACTTCAGACGAACCTAGAAGTAATGTAGGTGAGTATGATGAATCTAAATATAATCCAAGAAGAAAAAAATTTATTGAAATGGCTAGGAGAAGAGGATTAACTAGTGCAGCAGATATGGAAAAAGCAGCTGATATTAAAAAAGCTGCAAGAAGAGCTGCATATGCTGTAGGTAAAAAGGGTTTAAAAGCAATTCCTATTATAGGTCCCGTTATAGGGGCTTTAGAACCAACTGAAGTAGGCGCTGCAGAAAGAATGTCCGATGAATTAAAATCAGGACTAAATCAAATGGAAGAATATGGAGAAAAAGAAGAATATAAAAAAGGTGGTAGAGTTAAAAAAGCAAAAGGTGGTTTAATGAGAGGCATGCCAAGAATTGCAAAAAGAGGTTGGAAGTAATGGCCAAACTTTGTCCGAGAGGAAAAGCTGCAGCAAAAGCAAAATTTAAAGTGTATCCAAGCGCATATGCTAATATGTATGCCTCTGCTGTTTGTTCTGGAAAAATAGTTCCAGGTGGAAGAAAAAAGAAAATGGGCGGTGGAAGTCTTTCACAAGAGAGAAAAATGGTTTCTAATTATAAACAAGGCGGCGTCGCAAAAGGTTGCGGCGGTGTAATGGAAAACAGAAGAAAAAAAACTAAAAAATATTAATATGGGTTTACGTAAGTGGGTTCAAGAAAATTGGGTTGATATTGCAAATAGAAAATCCGATGGATCTTATCCTAAATGTGGTAGAAGCGGTGGAGAGAAAAGAAAAAACTATCCAAAGTGTGTACCTATTGCAAAAGCTAGAGCCATGAGTAAAGGTCAAAAAGCATCAGCTGTTAAAAGAAAACAACAAGCTGGAAACACGGGACCTAAACCATCCAACGTTCCAACATTCACAAGAAAAAAAATGGGCGGTGGAGGATTAGCATAATGCCAAGTGAAGTTTATAAAAAATTTTATAAAGATTTAGATAAAGCTGCTAAAAAAGCAGAGGAAGAACAAAAAAAATTTAGAGAAGCTGAAAAAAAGCTAAATGAAGATTATAATAAAAAAAGAGAAGAAGAAAGAGAATTTGAATATCTAAATTCAATACGTCAAGAAGATTCAACAAGACCATATAATCCAGTTGAACATTACAAAAAAGGTGGATTAGTTGGTAAAGGACAAGGTAGAACTATTAAAACTAAAAAAACTAAAATGTATTAATATGCCAAGAGGAACATGTTGGAGAGGATATGAACAAAAAGGATTTAAGAAAAAAGGTAGTAAATCAGTTCCTAATTGTGTAGCAATTGGCAAAAAGAAAAAGAAAAAATAATGGCTGATATTTCATTAAGAGGACAAGGTAGAGTTATGATGGCATCAGGTGGAAGAACTCCTGCATGGCAACGTAAAGAAGGTAAAAATCCAACAGGTGGATTAAATAGAAAAGGTATTGCATCTTATAGAGCTGCTAATCCTGGATCTAAATTATCACTAGCTGTAACTACAAAGCCTTCAAAATTAAAACCAGGTTCTAAATCTGCTAAAAGAAGAAAATCATTCTGTGCTAGAATGAAAGGTATGAAAAAAAGATTAACTTCTGCAAAAACTGCAAGAGATCCGAATTCAAGAATTAATAAGTCTCTACGTAAGTGGAACTGTTAATATAACCAACAGGAGAAAGAACATGGAAGATACAATAGATGTAGCTAGTAAATTACAGCGTTTTATGAGGGAACAATTGAAGAATTTAAGTACAATTGTTACATCAGGAGGCGTTGACAATATGGAAGACTACAAGTATATCTTAGGTCAAATTCGTGTATACGAATTTTTATTACAGGAAATCTCTAACCTGCTAAACAACAAGGAGCTAAAAGAAGATGCAAAAGGAAACGTTATCAAACTCGACTGAAGTACCTAAAACGGTATTAGGTCTTGAAGAAAAATATAAAGAAGAAGATAAAAAAACTGTAAGAGCAGAAAATATTACTGACTCTTTAATTGACAGTTTACCACAACCATCTGGTTGGAGGATTTTAGTATTACCATTTACACCTAAAGATAAAACTAAAGGTGGAATTATATTCTCACAAGAGTCTTTGGATAAATTAAGAATATCTACAAATTGTGGATATGTTTTAAAAGTTGGTCCGTTAGCTTATAATGATAAGGAACGATATCCAACAGGTCCATGGTGCAAGGAAAAGGATTGGGTGATCTTCGCCAGATATGCTGGCTCAAGACTACCAATAGAAGGCGGCGAAGTCCGTCTTTTAAACGATGATGAAGTACTCGGAACGATTAAAAATCCGGAAGACGTATTGTATCATATATAATCATAGGAGGAAACTATGCCAGAAGATAAAAACAAAGATCCAATGATTGATGTCGGCGAAACAGAAGGTGTCGATGTTGAATTGGAATCTAAACAAGAGGAGGTTACACATGAGGTTATTGAAGACAGTGCTAAGTCCGATAACACATCTGCGCAATCAAATGAGCAGCCTGTTGTTCAAACTAGCAAACAAGAAACAGAAAACAAGGACCAGGGAATAGAGAATACAGACTCAAAGAAAGAATTAGAAGATTACAGTGAAGGCGTAAAAAAGAGAATTGCTAAATTAACTAAGAAAATGCGTGAAGCTGAAAGACAGCGTGAAGCTGCTATTGAGTATGCACGTAAAATTCAAGGTGAAAAAGAAAGTTTAGCAGGTCGACTTACTAAATTAGATACAGGCTATGTTAATGAAATGGAAAACAGAATTAAATCTTCCATGGAAGCAGCAGCCGCTAAATTAGCACAAGCTAGAACTGATGGCGATTTAAAATTAGAAATTGCAGCACAAACTGAAATAGCTAAATTAGGTTATGAAGATGCTAGATTATCTGAAATTAAATCTAAACAAGCATTAGAAAATAAAATTGATAATGCTAAACCCGTTCAGGATTATGTTGACAGGTTAAGAGAACAACCTATTCAACAAGAACAACCAATCAATCCAGATCCTAAAGCTCAAGGTTGGGCTCAAAAGAATACATGGTTTGGTCAAGATTCTGCTATGACTTATACTGCATTTGATTTGCATAAAAAGCTTGTAGAAGAAGAAGGTTATGATCCACAAAGTGATGAATATTATGTAGAAATTGATAAAAGAATAAGACTTGAATTTCCCCATAAATTTGCTACTAATACAGTACAAACGACAAATAATTCAAAACCTACTCAAACTGTAGCTTCGGCTAGCAGAACAGGTGGCAAGAATTCTAGTCGCAAAACTGTAAGACTCACACCGTCACAGGTAGCAATTGCTAAAAAATTAGGTGTGCCACTTGAAGAATATGCGAAACAATTAACCACGAAGGAGGTATAGGCATATGGACAAAAATGAAAATAAGACTTCCCGTGCGAGCGAAACTAGGGTTAAAAATGATAGACCTAAAGTTTGGACTCCACCATCATCTCTGGATGCACCACCTGCGCCAGACGGATTTAGACATAGATGGATAAGAGCTGAAAGTGTGGGCTTCGATGATACGAAGAACATTTCCGGCAAATTGAGATCTGGTTGGGAACTAGTTAGAGCGGATGAATATCCTGATTCTAATTACCCACAAGTTAAAGACGGAAAATACGCAGGAGTCATAGGAGTTGGCGGCCTATTGCTGGCTAGGATACCTGAAGAGATCGCAAAATCTCGAGAAGAGTACTTTACAAAAAGAACTCAAGACCGAGAAGAAGCTATTGCAAACGATCCTTTTAAGGAACAGCACCCAAGTATGCCCATCAGCAAAGATAGGCAAACTCGTGTAACTTTTGGTGGCTCAAAGAAGAACTAATTATTTAGTAATTCCTAACCACAAAGTTTAAAATAAACTTAAGGAGAAAAAAAATATGGCAAACTCAACAGCTGCCTTCGGTTTTAGACCGTTAGGCAAACTTGGTGGGAACCCAGCTGCAGGCGGACAAGATCAATATGTGATCGTGGACAACTACAGCTCGTCTATTTTTCAAGGA